GCATGAGCAACCTGGAAATGGTCGGCGCTGCGTTTACGCACAGCACCAGCGACTTCACCAGCCTGCTGGCCGATGTTGCGCACAAGTCCATGCTCAAGGGCTACGAAGAAGCCGAGGAAACCTTCCAGGCTTGGACCAATCGCGGCGAACTCACCGACTTCAAACCGACGAAGCGCGTCGATCTCAACTCCTTTCCGTCGCTGTCGAAAGTGGCAGAAGGCGCAGAGTACACCTACGGCACCGTCGGCGATCGCGGCGAGACTGTCACGCTGGCCACATACGGCAAGCTGTTCAGCATCACGCGCCAGGCGATCATCAATGACGACCTGAGCGCGTTCACTCGCATCCCGATGAAGATGGGCCGCGCGGCAATCCGCACTGTCGGCGATCTCGTCTATGCGATCCTGACCAGCAACCCGACCATGTCCGACGGCACGGCGCTGTTTGATGCCGGTCACAGCAACGTCGGCACCGGCGGCGTGATCAGCACAGCCACGGTTGACGAGATGCGCACCCTGATGGCCACGCAGAAAGAGGGCGATGCCTCTCTGAACATCCGCCTGGCCAACCTGATCGTCCCGGTTGCCCTCGAGGGCGTTGCCAAGGTCGTGCGTGATTCCGAGAAAGAAGTCGGTACCACGAAGAACGCGACCATTCCGAACTCGGTACGCGGCACCTTCGATGTCATCTCCGACGCACGACTCGACGCGGATTCCGCGCTCAAGTGGTACGGCGCTGCCGGCAACGGCATGCACGATACTGTCGAGGTCAGCTACCTCGACGGCAACGATATGCCCTACCTGGAGCAGCAGAACGGCTGGAACATCGACGGGGCAGAGTTCAAGGTTCGTATCGATGCGGCCGCGACTCCGCTGGACTTCCGCACCATGGCCTATAACGCCGGTGCATAACCCGGGCTGACCGCCTTCGGGCGGTCATTGTAAAACTTTGAAACTGAGGAAAGAAACATGGCAACCAGCATGAAACAGCCCGGCGAAGTCATCGACTATACCGCCGGCGCAGACATCAGCAGCGGTGACGTTGTTGTTATCGGCAGCAATGGCGACGCCATTGTGGGCGTGGCGATTACTGACATCGCCAACGGCGCGACGGGTCCTGTCGCGATCAGTGGCGTCTGGACGCTGCCGAAGGTATCGGCCGCTGTCATCGGCCAGGGCGAGTCCCTTGTCTGGGACAGCTCTGCCGGCGCATTCGACGACAGCGCGGCCACTCCGGCATCAGGCGACGTCAGCGGCGCGGCTGCGGTCGCATTTGCAGCAGCCGGTAACGGCGCTGTCACTGTTGACGTCAAGCTGACCGGCGTTCCCGGCACCCTGACGGCGTAAGAGTAGCGGCTGATGCTGGCACAGCGTCCACTTGACCGGATGAATGCGCGCGTGATGGAGGCGTTCGGCGATCCCGTGCGCCTGTCTGTCAACGGCACCATCTATCTCGTCGACGCGATGCACCGGGCTCCCTGGCAAGGTATCGCGATCGCCGGGCACCCGGTCGACCGGGCGCATGCCAGCATTACCATCAGCCGCGCTGATTACCTGCGCAGCGGCGTTGCCAGTGGCGACACCGTAGACGTGCAGAACGTCACCTACCGCATCACCGGCGTCCAGATGGACGACGGCGGCATGGTCGAGCTCAAGCTGGGGCGGGTCCGTGTCTGACGAAGTGCGCGTCGAAGTCGACAAGGCATCACTGCAACGCATGATGCGCAAACTGTCGGCCTATCCGGCAGCCATGAAGCGCGTGAGGCGGCGCGTCATCAGCAAGAGCGTGACGTGGGTCCAGTCGCAAGCCGTGCGCAAACTGGCGCGCATCAACGCTGTCCCGCTCAAGGTCCTGCGAGGCCAGAAGGGGCGAGGCAAGCGCGTATTTGTGAAGCGTCCGAGCTATAACGAGTCATCCGGCTCTGTCTGGCTCGGTACGTTGCCGGTCAAGGCGATCTATGTCGGCAAGCCGCGCGTGCTCAAACGCAAGGGCGGCGTGCGTATCGGCAAGCACTATTTCGCCGGTGCCTTTCTCGCCACGATGCCGTCCGGTCATACGGGCATTTTCAAGCGCAAGGGCGAAGCACGACTGCCGATTCAGGAGCAGTTCGTCAAGCTCGAAGGCGCTGATCAGGTCGCTGACGATATCCGCATCAGGCTGCCGGTTCGCATGACAGAGCTCATGCGCCAGGAGCTGCGCTTTGAACTCTCGAAGGTGAACTGATGGCCAACTACTTCGAGATCGAGCAGCCGATGATCGACCGTCTCGCGGCGTCCATGCCTGTCGAGGTGCTGGTCGAATCAGCCGACTATCTGGCCAGCATTGACGAGAATGACAATGGCTTCGCGCCGGCCGTTTTCGTCTTGCCGCTGGGCAGCGAGTTTGCCGGTGACGAGATCCAGCGCGAGACGCAGCTCTGGCAGGTGGCCCTGATCGTGCCGCATTACCGCGACGACGACGACAGCATCACCTCGATCACCAAGGCCGGCGCGTATCTCGAAACCATCGTCGGCTTGCTGCTCGGCTGGAAACCGGCAGAGGGTTACAGCCCGCTGCGACTGGCCGGGCGCTCTGACGCCGAATATCACAACGGGCTGGCGGGCTTTCCGCTGGTCTTTGACACAACCCGGATTATTTGCTGAGGACTCGCCATGAGCGAACACGAACTCGTCGAATACACGCTGCCATTCAATCACCGCCATGCAGGCGTCGATTACAAGGCCGGCGACATTATCTACCTGCGACCTGACCAGATAGCTTTTCTGGAGGCCAATGTACAGCAACCGACAGCAGCCGCTGAAACTGGAGGAAATGAAGAATGACCGCATGCGCAGAAATCGTCCTGGGCGCAGGCAAGCTCTATTTTGCCGAAGATGACGCCACTGGAGCAATGACGACGGGCTTTCGCTACCTTGGCGACTCCCCGACCTTCTCACTCAATGCCGAGACAGAAAAGCTCGAAGTGTACGATTCCGACTCGGCCGTGGCCGAGCTGTGCCTGTCGATCACCAAGCAGATCAACAGGACCGGCAGCACGACGCTTCGCTCTGTCACCATGGAAAACCTCGCCATGTTCCTGATGGGCGACGTCTCCACGATCAGCCAGACAGGCACATCCGTCACGGATGAAGCGATCACCGGCGTGACTCAGGGACTTTACTACCAGATCGGCGGCCTGCATGGCGCGCAACAGATCAGCGCCCTGGCTGTCACCGGCACCGGCGGCACGCCAACCTACACCCTGACAGACGATTACACGGTCGACGAATCCGGACTGCTGTACATCGTCCCGGGCGGCGCGATCGCAGACGCAACAGATCTCGAGCTGGACTACACCACGGCATCCGTCGATTACGAGCGGCTGATTACCAATGCCGACGGTGCCAAGACCGGCGCGCTCAAGTACGTCACCAATAACACGGCCGGCAGCGAGAAGACCTATCTCTTCCCGAAAGTCGAACTGGCCGCCAACGGTGAAGCGGCGCTCAAGTCGCGTGATGATCCGATGGAACTGCCCATAACCATCAGCGTGAACAAGCGCACTGGTTACGAGTCCATCTACGTCAACGGCCGTCCGGCTGCTGCATGATGACGGACGAGATCGACGTGCTGATGCCTGACAGGGAAGTCGTCATCGGTGACGAGACAGTGACCGTGCGCGAGTATCGTTTCCGCGAGGGCATGGAGGTGGCCGCACGCGCGCATGCCTTCATGCAGGATCTCGGCAGCCTGTTCCTGCAAGAGTCCGGCGCGCCGGTCGAGCATGTCGAGCTCGATGCGTTGCAGGACCTGTTCGCGCAACATGCCGAGACAGTCACCTGGCTGATTGCCAAGGCGATCGACAAGCCGCCAGCCTGGCTGGACACGATCAGCGATGAACACGGCATGAGCCTGATGCATACATGGTGGAGCGTGAATCAGCCTTTTTTCACGCGACGTCTGGTGGTAGCCGCGACGACCAGGCGGATCAAGGCGACAGCGGAAGCGGACTCGGGCGCGTCTTTGCCTCACTGATCCGGTACGGACACCCGCCGGACTTTGCGCAGCACTATACCCTGCGCCAGGTCGGGCTCTATTACAACGAGTGCAGTCGCCTCGAAACCGAGGCCATGTATCGCATGGCACAGGCCGCCTGCATCCCGTATACCAAAAAACCGGGCGACGCCCTCAACGAACTGAGCAAGCTGATCAATGGCAAAAGAGATTGAATCACTGCTGATCAAAGTCAGGACCGACCTGACAGGCACGCTCAAGAAGTTCGATCAGCTTACCAATCGCGTTAACAAGTACGAGCGACGCTCACGCTCGCTGGCGCGCTCCAATTCTGTCGTCTCCCGCTCATTTCGCCAGCTCGGTGCAGCTGTTGCCGCCTATGTTTCTATCCAGGGCGCGCTGGCCGCCGTGCGCACTGCCGACGAATGGCGCACCTTTGCCGCACAGATCAAGAACGGCACCAAGGAAACGGGCGACTTCAACAAGGTACTGGCGCAGACATACGATATTGCGCAGCAGACAGGCACGGCGCTCGATGCGACTTCCAAAACCTTCCGCGGTATCCAGCGAGGCGCAGCCGAGATCGGCGCATCGAATCAGCAGGTTCTCGCTGTTACCCGGGCCGTGCAGCAACTCGGCGTCATCTCCGGCGCGTCAGCCGAAGCGCAGAAAAACGCGCTCTTGCAGTTCAGCCAGGCGATGGCGGGCGGCGTGCTGCGGGCGGAAGAATTCAACAGCATCATCGAGAATACCCCGGAGATCGCCGGGCGCATTGCTGCCGGCATGGGCCTCAGCGTCGGCCAGTTGCGCCAGCTCGTCGTTCAGGGCAAGGTTGCCTCGCGCGATGTATTCGCCTCCCTGCTCGAGCAGTCCGAGGCCATCAATCAGGAATTTGCCGACGCGCCGCGCCTTGTCGATCAGAGCTTCACTCGCATCGAAAACGCCTCAAGCAGACTGTTCGGGACGCTGAGTGACAAGTTCAACGTCAATGAGAACGTCGCCGGGTTTCTGGATGACATCGCTGAAAGCCTCGACGATATCACGACGATTCTCTCCAACGATGTGCAATTCGATGCGCTGATTCAGCAGACATCGGCCTGGACGGGCTTCCTCGATGACGCGCTTGCCGGCTTGCAGCGCATCAGCACAGACAATCAACTCTCGCAGGCCGAGGCTGATGTCAGCCTTCTCGGGCGCGCCATCCGTGATCTGCCGGACGCGGTCAAGTATTTCTCTGTCGTCGGCATAGCGTACATCGATCGCTTTGCCGGTGGTGTGCAGCTGGCCTGGCAGAATCTCGTCAGTAACGCAAAGATCGCATGGGAGGCGATCAAGGGCGCGGTCGAGATCGCCATGCAAGGCGCGCTGGTGCCGGTTAATCTGTTCGCCGATGCTGCCAAGCGCAAGTTCGCCGGCTTCGCGCGTGCGGTTTCCGGCATTCTCTCTTCGATTCCCGGCTTGCAGCGTGTTGGCGAGAGCATGAACGCGCTGGCCGAGCAGATCGATCAGGACGCAACCGGCGGCGCTGATGCGGCTGCCGCCATCCAGCAGGTTATTGACAAGCGCGCGCAGAGCATCGACGCCATCCGCGAAGAGCAGCGCGCCAATCGTGAAGCCTACCGGGAGCGCATCGAGGACTCAAAGGCGGCTGTCAGCGAGGCCGAGAAAGACCTCAATGCCAAGATTGCGGCACGCGAGGAAGGGCTGAAATCACTCAAGACCGCCAAGGACCAGGCCGCCGCGAATGGCGAGGTCGCTGATTCTCTCGGCGATGTCAATACGGAGCTCCCGAAAACCAGCGACGGGCTTGCCAATACCGCCAGCAGCGCCAGGCGTGCAGCCGGTGCCATGTCCAAGCTGCGGGAAGAGTTACAGAAGATCAATGACAGCCTGCAAGTTCGCCTCTTGCGCGCAACCGGGCAGGGGCTGGCTGCGGATATGCTCGAACTCGAGCGCGAATTCACGCAGATCATTGCCAAGGCGCGCGCGGCTGGTGATCAGCAGACGGCTGACCTGGCGACGGAAGTCTTCGACCTGGAGCGCATGCGGCTGCAAGTCACCGAGATCGAGCGTCAGTATGACAACATCCTGCAAAAGATGCGCACCCGGGAAGAAGAAAT